AAGTTGTCTGTATGATATGTCTTTCATTAATTCTGCAGATTTTTGTCGTAAGTTCATTATCTTTCCCATTTCCTCAACTGTTGCACCTTTATTTCGTTCCAACCAATCTTCTTTGTATTCTATAAACTGTTTTAGTATTTCTGTTAATTCTTCTAACATGGGCCTAATAACTAGCGCTTTAAATGATTTTCCAGTCTTATCATCTTTCCATTCCTTTTCTCCATTTTTATTTATTGAGTGCATTATAATAAATGATAGTCTTGCAACGTCAACTGCCCATATACTTGACATCTTTTTTACGTCATCCTCTGGTTTCCTAAAATGTGCAACCACCATGTCACTCAAAATGTTTATTAGGTTTTTATTAATATAATGAGCAATTACTGTTTTAACATATAATTCGTTTTCATCTTCTTGTTGCGCTTTATTTAATTTTTTATCATTTCCTTTGTAATTCAATATACTAATTGCTTCTTCTTTATTAAGTTCTGTTAATGGTGGTGCATCTGCCATATGAATTGATGCATACTTTAATATACTCATTGATTTACTTGCAACATTTGCTGTTTTAATTGTAGCTTCTGACGCACTCTTGTTCGCTTCCGACGCACTCTTATTTGCTTCAGAAGCCACTTTATTGGACGATGCTAAATTTTCTATTATTGATTCGTATTTTTTTAATTGTTCTTGTGAATTGGTATACATCATTGCAAGCACTCTTCTATCGACTTCTCCCAAATCTATAGCAAGTTCTTGACAATTTTTAGGTACCGTTTCATCGATTATTTTATTTTTAGTTACTTTTGGTTTTGTGACTTTAATTGGTTTGTCTTCTGATTCTATTGATTTGACCAAATTTAATTTTTGTTTACATTTTTGTTCATGGCGCCATTTTGCTTTTCTATCGGCAAAATCCGCATTACATATTGAACATTGATATACTTTAGTTTTTTTAGTTGTATTTATAAAATTGCACGATTTTTCGTTATCACTATGCTTTTTAGTTTTAATATGTCGATCCATATGACATGATTTTATTGTTATGTAGTTGCAACATTTGCAATAATATTTTTCCATGTTTTATTGTATTTACTATATATTATAAAAAATCATAATAATCACAGGGTTTGTAAATACATTATCTCATTACTTTAAATGAGCAAATATGGTACGGAGATATACCTAAGCAATTCTAGACCTTATTTATTATATTTACATACTTGTTACATAATTGATTATATATATATATAAAGACATCGATAGTGTATATGTATTACATTTTTAACCAAATAAATAACATGTATTACATTTTTATAATATTGATACAAATATAGTAGTTCATTACATTATTAAACCCTACCAGTGTAGAGGATTTCAGATTGTATGTTAGGTTACAATAATGTGTATAATTATTATAAATATTTGAATATTGGTAAAAGTAATCATATATCAACAATTTGTCAATATTAGCACTTTATTACAAATTTGCCAATATTTTGTTATTTTATATTTTTTAATTGTTTAACCTTATTACTTGTAAAAAAGTTTTTTTTAGATTTACTAAAAGTCTATAGAGATTTTTTTAAAACACACAACAATTGTGTGTAATTGAATTCTCATTTTTTTTGAGCTGAAAATTGATAAAATATTAAAATCAGTTATCTTGTCTGTATTTTTCGGATTCCCAATTTTGTAAAAACTCAGCATTATCGACACATGTCAATTTTGATTTATTATATGTCTTATATAACCCATATGTATGTAAAATTTGTTCGATATCTCTACATTTAGAAATAGTATTACCAACGACAAATGGCATTTCATCAATAATAATTAGATATGGTTCACAATCATAAGCGCTTTTATATTTAATCAAGTTATCGCGTAATAATTCTAATGACGTATTTAGTACATTAGTTTTAGCAAATACTGCCAAATCAGGGAAGCAATATGTCATTTCAGTATTCAAAAATAAATTTACATTAAGTAAGTTACTAAAATATATTACAACATTTTTATCATACACTTCTTTGTATATTTTATTTGCTTGAAATGACATAACGTCAACTTGAAACATTGTTCGATAATCTTCATGTATTTTACTAATTAAATATTCATGAACATATGTAAAAATAATTTCCAGCTCATTTATTGTGTCAGCAGTTATTATCACTCCATGGTTTTTCAAAAATACAACATCAATATTTTTATTGTTAATTTCATCATGTAAATATTGAGATAGTTCTTTTCCAGGAGTTAAATACTTGCATATGTACCCGTTGTATTTAAAATCAACCAACTCAAATTCATCAGAGGACGTTAGTAGTAAATTAGCAATGGATAAATGTAAATGCACAACATATTTTTTAAACATCGAATGAAAAAATGATTCAATTGATCCGGTGCCATTTTTAAAAACATGAGAATCTCGCAATGCTTGAATTTCACTGGATGTATGTACGTTTTGTTCTAAATTATTTTTGATTTGCTTATTATTTAACAAACAATATCCGGATGATTTAGTTACATTTCCAAGTACGGTTCCAGAGGCTTTTACCATTAATAATTCGTTGCTATTTAATTTAATCGATATATTGCCCCCTCCTCCTTGAACGTAATTTACAGATTGCCCAAATATTTTTGAGAGATATTCGAAATCATTGGTTGCTTTAAATAAATTATCAAAGTATGCACGCAATTCGTCATAATCATTAAATTCTATATATTTATCGTTTAGTCTTAACTGACCATCATATTTTTCATTATGATGACAAGCTAGCATTTTCAAATTCAACGCCGGAGCAATATCATGATCAAATTTATCTCCCACAAAACATATTTCACTTGGATGTATACCAAGTTCATTTATGCAATGCAAAAACACGCCATTATTTGGTTTTTCTTCTCCTAACTCATCGCTTGTAAACACCTTACTAAATTTAGATAATATATCGCAATTTGCTAATCTAGCTAACTGATCGCTGCAAATATTATTACTTAATGCACATAACGCAATGTTATTTTCAGATAGCATTTTTAAAAATCCGAAGACGCCGTTATAAACTATTAAATTATTACAAAATGAATCATTATAAATAGTTACCACATCACATACATCAGTGAGAGGCAAGTTTAATAAATCAAATAATTTTTTAAAATACAAAAACTTATTATGCTTAAGAGCATTATTATTTCCTTGTTTACATTCGCGCTGAACAGTTTTATAATTTTTTACCAAATCTGCAGAGTCAATAATATTTTCAAATTTAAATGTCATATATTCAAAAGCGTCTTGCAATGCTACGGCATTTGCAGTATCATATGAAAATAATGTTCCATCAATGTCAAAAATAATTCCCTTTATCATAAAAATAAATTTATCAGTTATAATATTTATATATCTTATTATTTTTATGTGAAAATAGCATAAAACTGCAAATTACCGATACAGCCAATGTATTGAACGTATACACGATTTCGTTAACAAATTGTCATATTTTTAGCGAACCGAAGTAATTTTTATAAAGCCATGTTAAAGCATATGTTATATATTTTGCATGTAATCGCGATTTAATTATTTTATTATTATGTCATCACTAAATATAACAACATGAGAAATATAGCATTTTGTATATATGGAGACATAATAGCTCAATATGAAATTATTTTCAAAAAAATACAAACTATAATGAATAGTACCGGTTGCAATATCGACATATTTTTATTAGTTGATGGAGTACATACACACAATGACAATATATTTCAAGAGATAAATGATATGCTGAATGGTAAAATAGTTTGTTACACACAAGAAAATATAGGAAACGGTGCAAATGAAGAGTGTGAAAAAAATAAACATTTATCGCCAGATACAGATATTGCGCGATTGAATGGAAATTTTAATTTTTTTTATAAAATGAACAGAGCGGGAAATCAATTTAATACATATTTACAACAACATAACATATCTGAAGATCATTATGATTTAATTTGTTTATTTTCGTCAGACATATATTTTTATAATGCCATAAATTCAGATGTATTGAGAAAAGGCATATATCCTAATATAATGTATTCGCTTGATAAATTACCAACGGACAATATTTACGAATGTTGCCAGCATCTAATAATAGCAAATTACAAAGTAATGAATAATATATTTAATATGTACGATTGTATGTTAACATCATTGGGTGATATATATGGACCGGAAGATAAAATTAAGAGCATATTTAAAAAATCATCTGAACAATTTAACATCACAAAATATTCGAACGATGTTGACAAACTTGACGCATGGGGGACTTTTGCACGAATTGATAATAATCTGTTTTACAGATTTTACAACCACGGAGATTCGTTGTTATATAACAACGGATGGAATAACTATAGACATGACGTAATTGTATATAATCCCGAAAATATAGAATGTGAATCACCCGATGAATTTTTTAATACAATTAGTGAACAATTATACAATGGATATAAAATATTGCTTCATGTGTACGATAATGAGCATATACACCAAGACAACATTACAAATGCACAACACTCAATAACATATGGCAATCTGCCAAATTCAGAAGCGAAAAAAATAATTAAATTATGGTATGTGGTTAATGAGTTTTCTGAAGTAGAAAGTAATAAATTATTTGAAAATAAAAATTGGCTAGATTTATATGATAAATATTTTTCATATGAACATAGATATCAAGGAATTCGTAATTCTTATGGTAAATATTATACAGGCATAAGCGAACCAACTGAAGAAATTGAAATTGATGATATATCATACGACACAATTATTGAAATAATGAACCCGTTTTGTTTAGTAAATTTTTCGAATGAATATGAACGCTCGCAACCTAGAATAGCGTGGGAATATTTTGTAACTGGGAAAGATAGCAAAATAATGACATCTCAACAAAACATTATAGATATTAATGAACATAAAATCATATATTATGAGCAAGATGATCGAATTAAAAGTAGTTTATATATTAAAATTAATAATAAGCTAGAAGAATTACCATCAAAATATATAAATAACGCAAATTCGCTTTTGCATTTTATGGATCATTCATTAGCCAGATATTCCACTCACATAAAAAATGATGCGTTTTATGGAAATTATAACGAAAATTATTTGGTTACTAAAAAACATTTTATAATGACTCCAAATGCTCACTGTCTTACAAGCAAATCAATTTGTATGTTTCC